ACCAGTAGTTCGTAGACCACAGAGTATGAATTTTCCCATACTGCCAGCAACATTCATGGTAGACTCTAACTTCGGTGTCTTGAAGCTGTTTCATAGATGGGCTCAAGCGATATGTAACTACGATACAAGCGGTGGTAACCTAGCTTCAGTAAACAATCAACTACCCTTTGAACTTGGATATAAAGAAGACTATCAAGCAACAATGCAAGTAGCAGTATATTCATATGGTTCAAAATCTGTAGAATATGTTTATGAGTTTGGTGGATTATATCCACTAAACGTGGGCAACATAGAAGCGTCTTGGATGAACGATAGTGAGGTCATGACTCTACCTATAGGATTTACATACGATACTCTCAAAGTGACTGGATCAAGAACTGGTAGAGTACAGTCAGATAGACCTGGCTCAGCTACAGGTAAACTACTAAAGTGGTTCTCGTCAATAAACAATGCAGTAAACACTATAGAAAGCGTCACAAGACCAGGCGATGTGCAAGACGCTATCAACCAAATCAGTAACGTAAACAATATTATAGAGAACTTTTAAATAATTATTATATTATAGGAGCAGTGCAATGGCTTTACCAAAGATCGACTTACCCCTTTTCGAGTTGAATTTACTATCAGATGACACACTTGTTAAGTATAGACCCTTTACAGTAAAAGAAGAAAAGATTCTATTAGTAGCGCAAGAGTCGAAAGATCCCAATCAGATGGTATTAGCTATGAAGCAAATAGCTACTAATTGCTGTCCAGATGTCAAAGTGGAAGACATACCCCTTTTCGACTTAGAGTATATTATGCTACAGTTGAGGGCGAAATCTATCGATAATAAAATTCAGTTTAATATTACTGATCCAGAGACTCAAGATCCAGTTCAGATAGAGATAGACGTTGAAGATGTTGAGTTAGTGAAGGATGAAAATCACTCAAGAGAAATTACAATCACCGAAGATATGTATCTAATGATGCGATATCCTAGACTCGATGAAGTTAGCTTATTTCTTAATGTAGTTGAAAATCCCACAGAGTCGTTGTTTGACGTAATGATTGCGTGTATTGACGCAGTGGTGGCTGGCGATGAAGTTTCTCGATTGTCAGATTTCAGTAAAGAAGAAGTGTTGGAATTTATCGAAGCTTTTCCTGGTGGAACAGTAGATAGCATTCAAAAATTCTTTGAGACAATGCCTAAGTTAAGATTCCACAGTAAGTATTTTAATACAGCTGGAGAAGAGAAAGAGGTTACACTAGAAGGTACAGAAACTTTTTTTCTCTAATGTTGAGTCATACCAGTCTGGGAAATTACTATAAAACGATCTTCTCAATGGCTCAACATCATAAATATAGTATAACGGAAATAGAAAGTTTATTGCCATATGAAAGAGACTTGTATGTAGATATGTTAGTGGATTTCATTGAAGAGCAAAAAGCAAATCAAAATTAATGGAGTTATCATGACAGAAGAGAAAAAAGCAGAAGTGTTTCACCCTGCTGATACAAATGGTGATGGACAAGTATCTAAACAAGAAGAAGCATTATATCTTGAGTTTAGACGAAAAGAATTGGAAGATGCAGATGCTATGCGTGATGCACAGCGTAACATGACTTGGTTTGCACTAGGTGGTTTGTTGTTATATCCATTCGCTGTTGTTCTAGCATCTCTCGCAGGATTAGACGAAGCACAAAAGACATTGGGAAGCATGGCACCGACATACTTTGTAGCAGTCGCTGGTATCGTAGCCGCTTTCTTTGGCACACAAGCAATGAAGAAGAAATAAATGAATCCAGTTGAAGCATGGGAAACTCTCTCGTATCTAGACGGTGTATTATTCACTGTTTGGTTGGGAGTGTTGTACTATGGCAAATGTTGGATAGATAGCAAGTTTAAGGACTAAGTAGATGGCAGACGAAAAAAGTTCACCAGCCGAGCGTCAAGAACTATATAATGCGGCTACTCTAAAGAGCATTAAGGCTCAAGAAGAGACATCAAGAAATACCAATAAGTTATTAGAAAAACTTATTGATAATCAAGATAACGCTAAAAAGAAAGAAGAAGAATCTAAGCCTGAAATGGATGATCCTAAGTACGAAGGCGTTCTCACTTCAATGCTTCATGTATTTCAAGACAATCTTGATTTTGCTAGGTCTGCTAATGTCGAAGAATTGATGGAGAGACGTAAAAATAGAGCAGAGAAGCGGCGTGAAGCCGCTAGTAAATCTGGTCCTTCAGGTCCAACTATGCGTGAAAGAATAAGCGATAGTATTAGCGCAGGTAAAGAAAAAGTCTCGAAGGGTGGACTAAAAGGAATTGCTAAGTTTATCACAAAAGGTTTAGGTATCGCAATTATAGCACCGATCATAGCAGACTTTGTAGGTGGTCTTATTGATGGAGTTATAACTGAAGCTTTCGGTGAAGAAGCCGCAAAGAAATATGGTGGAATGATTAAAGTTGGCGGAATATTAGCTGTTGTCGGTGGATTATTATTTGGTCCAATGGCTATTCTTCCATTATTCTTTGCAGGAATTTTGGGAGTTTTGGGTAAGAAGCTAGTCGATGGAATATCAGACGAAACTCTGAAAAAATTTGGCATAGATAAAGGAACTCTTGGTGGTGTAGTAGCCGCTGTTGGGGCAGCCTTGGGACTCTTTGTGCCGACTCTACTCAAGAAAGCTATTGTTGGTACGGGAAGATTAGCACTCAAGATGGTTAAGGGTGGCGCAGGTTTAGCCGCTGGTGCTATCAAAACTGCCGCAACTGGCGGCACTGCGGCTTCAGCGGGCGTAAAAACTGCGGCTGACGCTGTTGCAAAAGCTGGTGGTAAAGTGCCTGGTGGCATGAGAGTCAATAAAGCGGGTAAAGTAATTCACTCTAATAGTGGCAAATTTGCTAGTGCTGACGATGTAATGAAAGCAATGAAGCTAGAAGGTAGAGCGGCTCAAGTTGCGAAGTATATGAAGTTCTTTAAGTTTGCAGGGCCAGCTTTAACTGTAATACCCGCACTTATTGAGCCTATGATGGCCATCTATAATGAAGAAGGTAAAGACGAGATTATAAAGCAATTCGCAGGGGCATTAGGAACTGTTGGTGGTGCATATCTTGGCGGAGTGGCTGGTTCGTTCTTAGGAACTGGAGTATTCCCCGGTATGGGCACATTAGTAGGCGGCCTTGTAGGTATGACGGGTGGCGCATTCTTAGGGGAAGATTTAGCAGAATTTATCGCAAAGAAAGTAATCGATGGAGAAGATGCTGACGAAGCTGATCTCAAGAAGGCTAGGGCTAGAAGCCGAAATAGCCGAAATAGCAGAAGAAGTGGAAGAGGTAGCGGTGCTAAAAATGTAACCCCTTCTAAAGTGCAAGTGTCTAGCCAGTCTGGTGGTGGCACAAAAACTAATCTAGCTAAGTCTACTGGTGCTAGATCAACCGCGGCATCTGAATCTAAGATAGGAGTGATGTCAGACGGAACTCAAGCAGTTATTGCATCTAATCAACTTAATGTCGCTAAGGGTGGAGATACCGTCAATAGCACAAATGTAGGTGGTAATAGCACTACTTTCAATATCGTTAATGGTGGTAATAATTCACTTGCAAACGCTGGACACTTACCAGTATCGCAAGCAGTTTAATCAATATCTCTTTTCTTGCGAGTCAGTGTAGTTTCTATGTTGTCTTGCTTGAGAAGTTCTTCAAGTTCCTCAACTGAAACATAATCTAAGTCCCAGTGATTACAGATATCATTGCGATATCGTGTGTGGTTCTTGTCGGAACTCTTTGACTTCTTTTTGTTGAAGTAGTTTAGTAATCGATCACTTATCTTCATCGCAACCAGATTTTTTCTTTGATGATGTCTACTAAGTTTAAAGCAATCAACTCTGGTGCGGCTTCTCTAACTTTATCAACAGCATCTGGTAAGTAACCGTAATTAAAAATTTCGTTGTTGATAGCAACTTCAAAACGCTCAGGTGGAGTGTTATCTCGATTGATTCGAATGCTAACATCTTTGTTCAAAACTTTAAAAACTTTACTCATATTTTTCTCTCTCATCTCAATTTATGTAGCTATTATATCATGGCTAGAAAGAAAGTCAACCCCTTTAACATTAACTTTGTGTAATAAAAAGGGGAGACTTCAGCTTTTGGCTTCCATCTCCCCATAAACTCCATATATTGAGTTTTGTCTCTTCTAGTCTTCAGCTAGACTCTTGAAAAAATCAAGAGAGTCATCCGTTGACTCTGAAGAGGTTGGAGATGGGGCTTCAGCCTGAGCGGCTGCTGGTGCAGTTCGCTCTTTAAAGTTTGGCTGAAACGCCATCCCCGCATTGCTGTCCTCAGCGGTCGTGCTGGGTGCGTGTGAACCGCCATCAAGTTGCAGAACTTTGTGCAGTTTCGCTTTAAGTTCAGCATAAGACTTGAAGTTTTTAGGATCAACAATCTCGGCTAGGGAGTGCTGTTTGTTCCATACTGCTTCCATATCTTCATCAGACAGTGCTTCACCATCAGTGTTAGAAATTGGAGCAGGAGTGGCAAACTCAGATTTGTCGTAGTTGCGATAGCCTTCTACTTGACGAATCTTCAGTTTGAAGTCAGCACCTTCCCAAAAGTCGAATGGATTGATTGGATCTTCATCAGCGAACTGAGGATTCATAGCATCGTTCAGTTTGTCGAAGATTTTCTTACCAAATTTATACAAATAAACTTGACCTTCACGAGAAGGATTTGATGGGTCAGATACGACCATTACATTAGCTACATAGCTAAGACGGCGTTTCTGCTTACGAGCAATCTCTTTGTCTTCGTCATGACCAGAGTTCCACAACTGAGAGTTATACTCAGATACTGGATCGTCTTGACTTAGAGTTGTTAGAGACTTCTCGATGTACCAACCACCTGGCCCTTGAAAGCCATGATCCCAATAGCGAACGAAAGGCATATCTTCACCTTCTGAAGCTGGTAAGAATCGTAGTACAGCATAGCCATTGCCAGCTTTATCGACTTCTGGTTTCCAGTAGTTGTCGTCACCTTTGGACATTTTTTGATTAGACATTGACTGAAGCTGATTGTTCAGTTTGTCAAAAGAGGATGTTCGGTTTTTCTTTAATGATGCAAAACTCATAGGTGTTTCTCCGTTGTATTTACGTTATATGTTTTTACGATTTAGTACTTCTCGTATGCGGTGTATTATATCAGATGTTGCTGTATCTGTCAAGAACTATTTTCTTCATTTTCACTTTATCATAATCTATAAAAGGTTTATAGTTGTTAACAGTCTTATTTATATCAGGGAAAACTATGGTGTCACGAATAGTCTTCTCCCAATACTTAAAGCATCCAGTGAGTTCATCAATGATAATCAATGTCTCAATGCATACCCTTCTTCTGTTGAAGAGAGATAAGAGTTTTGGATATTCTCCATCTTCGACAACAATGTTGGCATTGAAGTCATCGTCTAACTCATCTAAATCATTCTTAAATGTGTAAGACAATGACTGTTGCCTCTTTGACCACTCGGTATAGACTTCTTCTGCTTCGTGACTGTCTATCAAGTTGCCAATCCAGAGATCAGGCTTCTTCAATATATTCGCTAGAATAAAATCTTTAGCATCTTTTCTCTTAGATAGTTTATAGAAAAAGAACTTGTCTTTTCTATTCTCAAATCCATCGACAGTAAGTCTCATCTTACCGCCATACTTCACAAAGTCATAAGTTGATGTGAAATGCTTCTTGATTGCCATGTAGTAACTATAGAGTTCAAACGCATCTCTAGTAGAATACATAGAACTCATACAGGCAATCTCACAAGTTTTTCGACCATGTTTAACTCTTCAGCTTCTTTGTAAATGTTTGCTTTCAGAAGAGGCGACTTACGAATGATCTCACCAACAACTTCAATCTCAAGACTATTCTTCTCAGCGTACTCAACTACTGCGTCAATGTAGGGAACACCCGCATCAATATGTCTCTTTATCTCTAGCATGATGCGCTCAGAGTTTAATCTATTGAGAACCTTTAAGTTATCGATATTCTTATCACCCATTTAGAACCTTTATCCCTAAAGCCCAGTTCTCTGCGGCATCTTCTGCCCACTGTAGGGATTTACGCTCATGCAATTCAGTTGACATTAGTGTGCCACGAGGATCGTAGTACTCAATTCTCCAACCATTATCAGCCTCAAAGATAAGTGCTTGAGCATTGCCCGCTTCTTCGACTTTTATTCTTCTACTAACTAACTTAGACATAGTGCTATCCTATAGTTTCAAGTAATGCTTCGATATCCTCAATCTCAGAGATCAACTCAGAGACATTTTCTTTATGATAAATTTTAGCCATCTTAGCTAGATACTTCTTTGGTATGCCTACATCATCTTCAAGAGATATAATGGCTTCTTTGATGAAGTCTCGCTCGGCATCGATGCGAGTATAAGATGCGCTAATCTCATTCATGGCGCCTTTGATGCGTTGCTTATCAGAGTCTGATGAGGGGAGAATAATAGAGTTTGTTGGTGTTGTCATAATAAAGTTCCATATCAGTTAAAAGAAGTGGCCCGTTTTGAGTCGTGCTTATCGTTGGTATATACCAAACTGCATCTACTCTTCAGCAATCCTTGCTAGTTAGCATCCATGCTCGTGGTGGGCCAAGCCACGCTCCTCTTTAGTGATTGACATTTTCGAATTTCCTTTTTCTGGGTATGTCATACCTCTCTTCTACATATACTACCCGAAGGTTATCGTATATGAGAAGTCGTGTGGACAACTTCTGTTGCTAGGCGTGTCCATACCCCGGTAGATTATGCCGCTAGGGCAAAATCACCATGTGCAAAATTATTATCGTTTGCGATTATTTTAAGTTGATTTTATACAGTGTTTCTTCACTGATTCTCCACATAACCTCAATTCGCCTGTCGAATCCAGAACGCCCCCATCAGAAACACACTAGTCGCATCCTTGTCGTAAACCCTTAAAAAGGGAACTAATGTGCTTGTGGTGGAGGCGAGGGGAATTGAACCCCTGTCCAAACAAACTTACTTTACGCTTCACTGAATGTATTATTTATATTGTTGCTCTTTTCTTAGTTTTAGCAACCATGACGATTGCTTGCGTTCTGCTTCATAGAAGACTGCCGCTGTGAATGTAGCCATGAACAACAATATAAAGTGAATTACAAGGCTTATACCCATATAGATTACGCTACCAATATAGATTCCAAAAGTGATTGACCACATCCAAGCTAGAACAGTCATTATCCACATTCGTGATAGTGGGTCTGGTATGTGTCTTAGCGGGTTCTTGCTATGGTCAAACAACCAATTATAAAAGTCATAGAACTTTAAAAACATCAACTTCATAATATTTCTCCATTATATCTTGCTTATGTGTGTAATTATAACACGTTACTCTATTATATGTCAAGCATTATATTACTAAATTATACCCCATATAAAATAAAATTGACCAAAGTAGTCCTTTGATCATAAAGAATGAAAATGTGAATAGCATTA